TAAATTTGATGTACCTCATAAAACTTGTTATATACCTAATAAAGATTATTCTAAATTTAAAGCATCTCCATTAGGTGAAAATATATATGTTTATTTAGGAAGGCCTGATAATTTTAGACCTGAATATTTTAAATATCACGAAATTATAGAACCGTTAATGCAAGTATTTGGCAAGGATAGAGTAAAATGGGTTAAGGAAAATTCTACATTACCTATTAACGAGCTTATAGAAAAATATTATAATGATTGTTTTTGTTTTGTAAAACCTAACAATAGGGGGGGAGTAACAAGTATGTACGATTTAGCTCATATGGGTAGAATGACTATTGGAAAAGGAGAAGTAAACTTACCTAATTTTAAAGAATATTCTGATATTAACAATTTAATAGAATTAGTAGTTGAAGAATCCAAATACATTGGTCAAGTTAGGGAGGATGTAGCTAATAGCTTAAATAATCATTTTTTAGGAAATGAATGGTTAACTTTTAAATTTTGGGAATGAAACACCAGGCATATAAAGGAATAATATACGAAGATAATAATTTTGAGTTAGAACAACTTAAAAGGGAAGGGTTTTTTATACAAGAAAATTTATTAACGGATAAATTATGTAAACAACTTTCGGATGAAATAGATAGAATTTGGAATAACCAAGTTGAACAGTATGGGGAAGACTTACTAAGAAAAATAGGAGATTGGGGTCAAGTAAGGGCTATGATGAAAGATAGTCCTAATATGTGTGATTTAATAATTAATCCCGAAATATTAAAATTTGTTGATATGTCAGTAGGTGATACTGCTATATTACATCTTCAAAATGGAATTGTTCTTCATCCTTCAATTGGGCATAACCAAGCTAAATATCATAAGGATTTTGCTAAAGATTTTTTAAGTAGTAATATTTTAAGTTTAAATACTTTTATAGCTATAGATGATTTTACTATTGAAAATGGGGGTACCTATGTAGTTCCTGGCACACATAATTTTATTGAAAAACCATCAGATGAATTTATTGAACAAAATAAAATACAAATAACATGTCCTAAAGGTAGTGTTATATTTTTTGATTCAACTTTATGGCATGCTGGTGGGTTCAATGCTAGTAATAAGGTAAGGAGAGCTATTAATATGCAATGGACAAAACCATTTATAAAACAACAATTAGATTATCCAGTTATAATGGATGGTCTAGTTAATAAGGAAACTAAATTAGCACAAAAATTAGGAATGTGGACAATACCACCTAAAAGTGTTGATGAATATAGGGTTACGGATCCATCATTAAGAACATATAGAGGAGGACAAGGGTAATGATTTATCTAAGAGAAATAAAATATATAGATAATAAGGATTTACTTAATATATTAAATAATCCTAGTGAAATACAATCTATTAGAAAAAATATTCAACAGGGGGATGTTTATATAGTTAAAAATTATTTTGATGAAACTAAATGTGATAGCATAGTTGACTATTTGAGAAAGGTAGGCCAAGGTAGTTTTCCTAATTACCACCCAATAGAAAAAGGAGCTCCTAATTTTCATAGAATGAATAAATTAGATCCAAGAGCATATGTAAAAGGGGCATTCCATCAATTTAATTTTTTCCCTTGGAATCAAGATTATTTCGATTTATTTGACAGTTGTGAAGCCGCTTATGCATTAAAAAATTTAACTTCAAATCATAAAGCAGATAAATATTTAAAAAATGAACCTGAAGAAGGATGTACGGCTAGAATTGCAGCTCAATTTTATCCTAGGGGTTATGGTTTATTAAATAAACATACTGATCCTGTTGATATACATCAATTAACTGTTCCAATAATGATATTATCCCAAAAAGGAAAAGATTTTAATACTGGTGGGGCTTATGTTGAAAAAGAAGATGGTGAAAAGGTTATTTTAGACGATATATGTTCTAAGGGAGACATAATTTACTTTAGTGCAGAAATTCCTCATGGGGTATTACCTATAGATCCTATAGTCAAATTACCCTGGAATAACTTTCAGGGTAGATGGATGCTTTTATTGGCTGTAAATAAAGTAGCAGGAAATACATTAATAGCAGATGCAACTGATCTCGAATCATAAATGGGAAAAATTAGGCTTATTACTTAAACCTAATAAAGACATATGGTGGTGTGTTAGTCATACTGGATCTCCTTATGTTAAAAAAGATAACAATCAATATATTTTATATTTTACAGGTAGAGATACGGGTAATAAATCTAGAATTGGAAAATGTAATCTATTTTTAAGTGATAAACCTTATATTAGTGATATTAGCCTTGAACCCATTTTAGATTTAGGCAATGAAGGTACTTTTAGCCAAGATGGTACTTCCTATCCTTGTGTAATAGAAAATAATCTTTATTATACTGGATGGAAAAGAACCTATAATGTACCATTTGAGAATAATTTAGGATTAGCTATATCATTAGGCCAAAAATATGAAAATGTAACTAAAGCTCCATTACTACCAGCCACTAATCAAGAACCATTTGGTATAGGTTCAGTTGAGGTAATTAAGGATGAATCATATTTAATGTGGTATACTGCATTTACTAAATGGGAAAATGGTAAACATTATTATACTATTAGACATGCTAAATCTAAAGATGGAATTAAATGGAAAAGAATACCTGGGGATTGTATAAAGGATATTTTTAATGATGAATTTGCTATATGCAGACCCTCAGTTATTAAATCAGAGGGATGGTATCATATGGTTTTTTGTAGTAGAGGAGATAAATACAAGTTAGGATATGCTTATTCTAAAGATGGAATTAATTGGAATAGAAATGATAATATATTAGATATTAGTAATACTCCTAATAGTTTTGATAGTGAAGAAATGTGTTATCCTCATTGGTTTATTGAAGATGATTTCGTATATTTATTGTACTCTGGGAATGACTATGGTAATGAGGGAATAGGAATAGCAAGGTTAAGGTTATGGTAAAAATAATGTTTTTAGGGGCAGCAGATTTTCAATTAGCACCTATTAGATATGCTAAACAAAAAGGGTATGAAATTATTACTTGTGATAATAGACCTTCAAACCCCGGGCATAAATTAGCTACTCAAAGTTATAATGTAAGTACTATAGATAAAAATGCAATTTTAAAAATAGCCAAAAAAGAAAAAATTAACGGAATATTAACTTATGGTTCTGATATATCTGCACCTACTGTTGCTTATGTAGCTAAAAAAATGAATTTGCCTGGTAATAGTATTAAATCCATTGATACCTTAGTTAGTAAAAAGTTATTTAGAAAAAAAATAAAACAAAATATATCATATAAAATATTTACTAATTCTAATTTAGCTTTAATTTATTTATTATACTTAAGAAAAAAACCATATGTTCTAAAACCCATAGATTCAGCTGGTAGTAAGGGAGTATCTTTTGTTCAAAATCCCAAAGATATAGACGCTTATGATTTACAAAAATTAATTAAAAATGCTATTGATAATTCTATCACCAAAACCATTATAATTGAAGATTATATGGTTAAAGCAGGTAAACAAGTATGTGGTGATGGGTTTATGTTTAATGGGAAATTAGAATTTATTTACTTAGGTGATGGTCATTTTTATAGTGATAGATTAGCACCTTGGGGTGAATCATTTCCTAGTACTCATAGTTATTTAGATTTAGAAGTGGCTAAAGTTAAAATAGAAGAAACACTAAAAAAAGTTAAATATAATAATGGTCCTTTTAATGTAGATTTATTTATATTGGAAAATGGTGAACCATTTATAAATGAAATAGGACCTAGAAATGGTGGTAATTTTATACCTCAAGTAACTAAGTTAGCTACTGGAGTTGATATGATTGAAGCTACAGTTGAATCTTGTTATGATAAAAATTATGTATTTGAACCTACATTTTCTAGTTCAGATTATTATTATAGTTCTTATATGATTCATTCTAAGGATAAGGAAGGTAAGTTTAAAAACATTAGATATAAAGAAAATTTAAAAAATAAAATAGTTTTAGAAACTTTATTTATTAATAAGGGGGATAATGTAAATAAATTTTTTAAAGGAAATGATGCAATCGGAAATCTAATTTTACGTTTTGAAAATAAAAAAGAAATGAATGAAATGTATAAAATTATTAATAAACAAATTAATATTAAACTAATATGAAAAAACTAATAGATACTTTAGCTCACCCCACAGTTAGTGGTACATGGTTAGATAAAAAAGATTATAATGCAAGTATTGAAAAATTAGTAAATGAATTAAAAAAATCCCCATTTACTCATGCCTTTGCAGTTGGGTTACCTAATATGGATGGGTATAGTAATAGAATATTTTTTAATATGTGTGACGAGTATGATGAATTAATACCTATAGCAGGATTAGATGTAAATCAGGATCTAGATTTAGTTATGAGAGATTTGGAAGAAATCGTTGATGAGGGTTTTAATGGAATTAAAATACATCCTAGATTTAGCTACATGAATTATGAAAAAAACTATTTAGATATTATATTTAAATACGCGGCCGAAAATGAATTAGTAGTATTTTATTGTACATACCCACATTGTAGTGCACCTAATTATCCTGAAGTAGATCCGTTTTATAGTTTAGTTAAAGTGATTAACCAAAACCCACATACTAAATTAATTTTAGTTCATGGTGGTGTTACAGACATATTAAAATATGCCGAATTAGCTAGATTTAATGATAACATACTTTTAGATTTATCTTTAACTATAATGAAATATCCTGATAGTTCTGTTGATAGTGATCTTAAATTTTTATTTAATAATTTTGATAGAAAAATAACTATTGGAACGGATTGGCCTGAGTATAAACATAAAGATGTATATGAAAGAGTATTACATTTTTCTAAAGGTATAAGCCAAGATAAATTAGATAATATTTTTTATAAAAACATAAATAATTTTCATAATTTTATAATAGAATAGTATGCCTATAGAATTACATAACCCATATAAAATAGTTAGAATGTTTGAAGAAGAAATAGCTAACTATACAGGAGCCAAATACGCAGTATCAGTGGATAGCTGTACTAATGCTTTATTTTTAGCTTGTAAATATTATGAAGTAAAAGAAGTAACTATACCTTCTAAAACATATTTATCTGTACCTCAATCCATAATCCATGCAGGTGGAGAAGTTATATTTGATAAAAGACCTTCCACTAATGAATGGAAAGGATTATATCAATTAAAACCATATCCTATTTGGGATGCAGCTAAAAGGTTAACTAAGGGTATGTATCAAAGAGGACAAATTATGTGTTTATCCTTTCATATTAAAAAATTATTGCCTATATGGAAGGGGGGAATGATTTTAACTGATGATATAGAAGCGGCTGATTGGTTTAAAAAAGCTAGATATGAGGGTAGAAGTGAAAAATATTATAAAGATGATGATATTACTTTTTGTGGGTGGAATATGTACATGACTCCACAACAAGCGGCTCATGGTTTATCTATGTTTCAAAACTACCCAGAACATATGAGAGATTTAGGTGAGGATAATGGTTATAGAGATTTAACTGAATTTACTGTATTTAAAAATAATAAAACAATAGAATGAATATACTAGTAACAGGTGGAGCTGGTGGAGTTGGCTCTAATTTAGTAGAAAGACTATTTAAAGATGGTCATAATGTAACAAGTTGGGATAACTACTCGGCTGGTAAAGAAACTAATCATGTCCAAGGTGTAAAATACCAAGTTAGAGATACTCAGGCAACCATGAGGGGGTATTTAAAAAAATATGATTTAGTATTTCATTTAGGTGAGTATTCTAAAGTAGTACCTTCATTTGATGAAATTGATAAGGCATTTGAGTTTAATATGATTGGTAGTTACAAACTACTAAAAGAATGTGTATCTGAAAATATTCCTGTAGTATATGCAGGTTCATCCACAAGATTATCTTATCCTGGTGAGTTAGCTTCACCATATGCTTTTTTTAAATCATCAGTAGCTAAACTAATTAAAGCTATGGGTGATTGGTATGGGTTAAAATATAATATATGTTATTTTTTTAATGTTTATGGACCTAAAACGGAAACATGGGATAATGAATGGCAAACTGTAATTAACATATTTAGAGATCAAAAGAAAGCGGGAAAAAACTTAACAATTACAGGTAATGGTACTCAAAAAAGAGATTTTACCCATGTTGATGATATAGTTGATGGTTTAATACTGGCAGCAGAAAATATAAATAATGAGGAATATCAATTAGGAACTGGTGAAGAATTTAGTATATTAGAAATAGCAAAGGCATTTAATCATCCATATGAATTTATACCCCCAAGACCTGGAGATAGACCAAATGGGTTAGCTGATATTAGTTTTACTAAAAAACGTTTAGGATATAATCCAAAATATAAAATAATGGATTATATAAAAAATTTATGAAAATAGCATATATAACAGAAATGGATGGTAAGGGTAATAAAGTACCCAGAACATTTAAAGGTATGAAAACTGAAGTAGCTTGGCCTTGTAAATTGGAGGCTGATTGTTATACTTTTGGACAAAAACCTGATAAACAATATGATTTAGGTTTAATTGTTATTCCTAAATTAGAAGGTAGAATATCTAAACTAGTAGAAATGGATTTTATGGGTATAGTAAAATCTTTTTGTAAAAAAGTGGCCATAATGCAAGAAGGACCACATTGGTTTTTTCAAAGATATGAATTAACTGATCAAATTTGGTATTTTAATAGTTTAAGGCAGGCAGATATATTATATGTTCACAATAAACAAGATGTAAAATATTACAAGGGTTTAACTGATCATCCAGATGTTAGAATTTTACCTACTTTAATGATTGAGGATTCAATTAAAAATTTACCTAATGAAAATAGAAGTGGTACTATGATTGGGGGTAATTTTGTGGAATGGTATGGTGGGTTTGATTCATTTATGGTTGCTAGTAGTATTAATGAGAAAATTTATTCCCCATCTATGGGACAAAGAAAAAAAGGTGAGGATAAATTAGGTATAACTCAATTACCTTATGTTAATTGGGTTGATTGGATTAAAGAATTAAATAAAAGAAAATATGCAGTACATTTAATGAAAACCCATGCTGCAGGTACTTTTGCACTTAATTGTGCTTACTTAGGTATTCCTTGTATAGGTTATAAGGGATTAGATACACAAGAAATTTGTCATCCTAGTTTATCAATAGAATTAGGAGATATTTTGGAAGCTAAAAAATTACTTCGTACATTAGAATCGGATAAAGACTTCTATACTAAGTGCAGTAATGAAGCTAAATTAAATTATAACAATTATTATCATGAAAATAAGTTTTATTCAACCTTCAAGGAACAATTTAAAATATCTTAAGTGGTCCTATAATTCCATTAGAAAAAATCAAGGTAATCATGAAGTAGAAATATGTGTTGCTGATGATGCTTCTACAGATGGTACTTGGGATTGGTGCTTAGAAATGATGGATAAAGACCCATTATTTAAAGCCCACCGTAATGAAGGTCCCACCAGATTAGGCCACACCATTTTATATGATACATTAGTAAATGACGTTGCTACTAATGATATAGCTATGATTTATCATGCTGATATGTACTTATGTCCTAATGCGTTAACAGCAATTGAAAAACATATTAAACCTAAAACAATTGTATCTTTAACACGAATTGAACCTCCACTACATCCAGAAGGACCTGAAAAAATATTATGGCATGGAGGTGTAGAACCAGAAGAGTTTAAGGAAAAAGAGTTATTAGGTGAAGTTAAAAACTTTACTGATAAAGATAAAGTTACTGAGGGTATATTCGCACCTTGGGCATTTTATAGAAAGGATTTTCAGGAAATAGGTGGTCATGATCCTTTATATGCTCCCCAATCTAAGGAGGATTCTGATATATTCAATAGGTTTCAATTAAATGGGGTTAAATTTATCCAAACTTGGGAGGGATTTGTTTATCATATGACTTGTAGAGGTAGTAGAAGAAATACTTTAGATAAGGCTAAAAACATATATGAAGATAGCCCAGAATGGTTAGCTCAAAATATGAGGTCAACTAGAAACTTTATTCGTAAATGGGGTCATTTTGTATTACATGATCCACTTATGAAACCTATTATTCCACCAAAATATGATATTGGAATTATATTGAAAAACGGAAATGAATCTTTACTTAAAGCTTTAGAACCTTGGGCTAATAATTTATATTCTGATTTTGACTATAGTAATTATATTAAAGAAGAACAAGTTAATACTATTATACCGTTATCTGATAGATTAAAACCTTATGATAATGAGAAAAATAATGAAATTTTAGTTGAAATAGATGGTTCTAATTTTAATGAACAGGATTATACCTTTTTACAACGATTAACTCAAATCATTCAAAATAGTGGGGAAATTGGAGATTTTAAATTAGGTAACATAAAAGTTTCTATTATTCAAATGAATGAATACCAAAATGAATTAATAAAATTATGAGTAAATATAAAGTAGGAATTATAGGTAATGGGTTTGTGGGTGAAAGTATAGCTTTTGCCTTTTCACCTACTACTGATATTAAAATTTATGATATTGATCCTCTTAAAAGTTTAAATACATTAGAGGAGATATATAAATGTGACTTTGTTTTTGTATGTGTTCCAACACCTATGAATAAAAATGGTACACAAGATTTATCTTATATAAAAAAAGTATTTAATAGAGCAAAACCAGGACCCATTTATATTATTAAATCTACAGTAATACCAGGCACTACTAGGGATTTAGTTAGTGAGTATCAATATTTAGATATAATATTTTCTCCCGAATTTCTAACTGAAAGAACTGCTAAATTAGATATGTTAACTCAAGCTAGGATTATATTAGGTGGGATTGATACATTAACTGATAAAGTTAAAAAATTATTTGAACAAAGATTTAAAAATCGTACTTTTATTCAAACCGATTCTAAAACAGCTGAATTAATAAAATATATGAATAATTCTTTCTTTGCCACTAAAGTTAGTATTATGAATGAATTTAAGCTAATATGTGATGCAATAGGAGCAGATTGGAAAACAGCATTATATGGGTTTGCATCTGATCATAGAATAGGAGACAGTCATCTACATGTTCCAGGACCCGATGGCAAATTAGGATATGGGGGAACTTGTTTTCCTAAGGATGTAAATGCATTAATTAAATTTGCTAAAAAGAATTATGGTATTGATTTAAATACTATTAAAGGTGGTTGGAAAACAAATCTATTAGTTAGACCAGAAAAAGATTGGGAAAAAGATAAAGGCAGAGCAGTATCATGAATAAACAAACTATAGGATTTACAGCTGGTAATTTCGATTTAATACATCCAGGTTACATTTATACATTTGAAGAGGCAAAACGCCATTGTGATTATTTTATGGTTTTTTTACAAATGGATCCATCTTCATTTAGAAATAATAAATATAAACCTGTAATACCATTATATGAAAGATATAAAACATTAATGGCTATACAATATATAGACGAAGTAGTAACTTATAAGTCAGAGGATGATTTATTAGAGCTAATAGATTTTTACAAACCAGATATTAGAATACTAGGTGATGATTATATAGGTAAAAGATTTACTGGTGATCATTTACCTATTAAAGTTATTTATACTACTCGTTCTCATGGTTGGTCTACTACTAAATTAAAGGATATGATTGCTATGCAAACAATTAAACAAAATCCTGAAATAAAAGAAGCAGCTGAATATTTTGAACGTAAATTAGAAATTAAAAACTAGTGAAAGTAGTTGTAACAGGTGGTTGTGGTTTTATAGGTTCACATTTTGTTAACTTATTAGGTACTAAAAAAGAAGACATTGAAATCCTAATAGTAGATAAAATGACTTATGCTGCTGATTTAAATAATCTTTGTTCAGTAAATTATAGAATACTACCTAAAGATATTTGTAATGTAACGGCTAAGGATTTAGGACATTATGATTATTTAGTTAACTTTGCAGCTGAAAGCCATGTTGATAATTCCATTAAAAATGGAAGACCATTTGTAAGAACTAATGTTGAAGGTACTTTTAATTTATTAGAATTAGCTAGACAAAACCCCAACTTACAAAAATTTGTACAAATTAGTACAGATGAGGTTTATGGTGATTTATTGGATTTTGGTCCTGATACTAAAGCATCACCAGATTATTCTTTATATGGTTCATCTTATTACTCGGCTACTAAGGCATCAGCTGATTTATTAGTTCAATCTGTTGGTAAAACATATAATTTACCTTTTTTAATTACTAGAACTTGTAATAATTACGGAAATAACCAACATAAGGAAAAACTAATACCTACTATAATTGATTGCATTAAATCTAAAAAACCGATTCCAATTTATGGAGATGGTTTAAATGTAAGAGAGTGGATACATGCAGATGATAATTGTGAAAACATATATAATTTAATGATAGGTGGTTATTATGGAATTTATCATATAGGTACTGATGAAAGTTATACTAACCTAGAAATTATAGGAATAATAGAAAAAATATTAAATAAAAGAGTTGATTTTGAATTTATTGAAGATAGAAAAGGACATGATAGGTTATATGCTTTAGATTCAAGTGAAACTCCTAATTTAGTAATAAACAATAATTTACCTGATTATCTTCTAAAAGAATTAATATACTAGTTGGAACCCCAGGATGTTTTTCGTATATTGGGTAAAAATTTGTTAAATTTTAAAAAGGTTATATATTTATGCTACAGACTTTAGAAAATCCAAATAAAATGAAACTAAAAATGATACCTTGTAGTAATTGTGGTCAACCAATGCCTGAATTACGTTTAATTAAAGCGGGATTTAGTTATTGTGTTACTTGTTCTGAAAATGGGCTTGGTGCAGGAAGAAAACAGGGTGTACCT